TCCGGCTTTCCAGCCGCAGTATAACCCTGTTGTGCCCCAGCAGGCGTACACTGCACCGCAACAGCCCCAGGCGGCACCCGCACAGCCGCAGAGCCGTCCGGCGGTAAACCCGATCACAGGGCAGCCCTGGTAATATCACACCGAAAATTTACGAAAAGGAGGTAAAAGAGTATGGATCATTTAAGTATTGACCTTGAAACATTTTCAAGCGTGCCGATACAAAAAGCCGGTGCCCAAAAGTACATACAAAGCCCTGACTTTGAGATCCTCCTCTTTGCCTACTCCCTTAACGGTGCGGAGCCGGTGTGCTGTGATTTTGCCCAAGGCGAAACACTCCCCAAGTGGGTTGCCGAGGCGTTGCTTGATCCGCAGTGCTTAAAACACGCATACAATGCGCCCTTTGAGTGGGGCTGCCTGTCCCGGTATATGGGCAGGCAG